GACTATGACTTCAAAGCTTTTGGATTCGGTCTGCTTATGGCACTACACGACTGGGATGCAAAATGAGTATATTAGATAGCTACGAATACGGAATCAATTCAACCAGTGCAGGCTTCTCTAAGTTGGAGCCTTGGAGCGTTGAAATTGAAGACGTGAAAATTACATGGGTTCCAGGGTCACCATATATCATCGGTGACGACTCGTCCGAAGCGGAAGAAGTTATTTACCAAATTAATAAGTTCATCAACTTCTCCGAGGTAGATGAAGACGGCGCATACATGCTGACCCCTGTAGGCCCTATCTTTGCTGGCAACAATAGCTCTCCCTACATGGTCCGCCATGCGATAGAATCAATCTACGGTGACACTACTGACCTAGTGTTCTCGGAAACTGCTCCCGAGCTTGAACCAGAAGACCAAGAAGATGAAGTCATTCCAGCTGACCGAGACTTCAATGACCCAGAAGAGCAGCCAACTAACTAATAAGAAAGCAGAGAGTTATGGTAGACTTGATGAAGAGGCTAAGGCTTTGCTCGTCTTCCAAACTTTCAAGAAGAAGGTAAAAATTAATGGCTAATCAGATTCCTGAGAACGCACCTGGACTTTTTGACGTCCACCTATACATCAACCCTCAGACCCTAGAGGTAGAGGGCCTATTTGCCTTCACATTTATGGGTATGGTAGTTCGCGACGGCGGCGACTGGGTACCAGCACGTCGAGAAGAGACTCGACTGAATGAATTCACTAAATTCATCGATTACGAAATTGACTGGGACGTAGATTTCAAGGCAGTAGAAGACCTAGCCGAAGGCGAAGAACTTCAAGAGCACGAGATTGTTCAGGCTTACGACAACAACACCCTTACCTGGGAAATGATTAAGAAGTACTGCGTCCTTGTTAGCGACGAGAATGGTCGCAACCCAGAAGCAGCAAACCAGTAACTAAATAAAGGCGTCTCAAATGGTAGATTTCATTGGTCGCGACGGTAACGTTGTTCTATTCAGCAACGGGTCCGATGCGGTAGCAATCAACACTGACCTCAACCTTGTGGTCGGTGTAGGTGAGCACGCCGTACTTGCGTCTGCACGCAACTGGGAGCAGACTGACGAGACTCCATCAGACTCCCTCATAGAACTTGCCAGTGGTGCCGTTACTACTCTCGACATCAATGTCATAACCGCATCTGCCCGTATGTACACTATCCCAGATGGTGCTAAGGCTGAAGCAAAGAAGGCCCTTGAATGGCGTAAAGAGCACAAGCGTGGTGGAACCCCTGTAGGTCTCAACACTGCTCGCACCCTAGCTAAGGGTGGACAAATAGGCATCGAGAAGATTCGCCACATTGCTAAGTACTTCCCTCGTCACGAAGTTGATAAAAAGGGTAAAGGCTGGAAGCCAGGGGATGACAAGTTCCCAAGCAACGGACGAATCGCCTGGGCACTCTGGGGCGGCGACGCCGCATGGCGTTGGGCCCGTGCAATCGTTGAGCGCGAAAACAAGAAGTCAGTTACAGCTGGCGGTTATGCACTGCCTGGCTACCACGACAGCGTAGACACCTACAAGACTGCTGGCGACTACGATGCCAACGTAAAAGCGTTTAAGGACGCCTACGAGCTAGAAGAAAACTATGGACCAGAGTTTATGGCTCGCGTCTGCATGGATGGTTCTGGCGTTGACCGTCTATACAAAATCGACATCAACGGCAAGGTTTGCGTCTGGGACGACGGCGTCTGGGACGACCTGGGCCATGTTGATGGAGACATCTGGCTATACGACAACGCTCTTGATGACCCATACGACCACGTCCAGAAGGACCACTTCCTAATTGACCCAGAGTCTGCTGTCTATATTTCAGCAATGCTTCAGGCAAACCCTCACGGCAAAGTTCGTATCGAAGACATGGACCCAGACGAGGCTAACCTTGTTGCTATGGGTCTTATGGACGAAGACCTACAGATGCTTGACTACGCTCTAGTTGCCGCTGGTGACTCAATGTCTGGCTCTAAGCCAAAGGGAGCTGTAAAGGCTGGCGATGGTCAGTACACGGGAGCCGAGCGTTCGGCTATTGCTAGCCAAGCTCCTCGTGATGCTACTGGTAAGTTTGCCAAGGCTGGTGGTCGTGCCGTTATCGGTAACGATGCATCTAAGGGTGCTGGAACAATTGTAGGTAGAAGTAGCATTGCTGGAAACATCAAGTTTAAGCTTGACTCGACTGGCAAGACCATTGACATCCCTGCCAAGTTCAGTACCCCAGAGGACAAGTTTGTTGCTCCTCAGGCTCCAAAGGTTGACTTCGGTAAGCCACTAAACGTTGAGGGTATCCTAGGCGAGCCACGCACCCCTCAGAGTATGCCTAATGCTCAGCTTCCTGGAACCTTACCTCCAATGGACCCAGCTGGCCTAAAGAGTGTTCTCAACGACTGGGATGGCTATGTCGCCGAACAGCGTGCATCTTTCAAGCCACTAACCGACAAGCAAGTTCGTCAGTACGCTAAGGACACCAACCAGAAGGTTCGTGAAGTTGGCTCTGAGACCCGTACTCCTCTCCCTGGTCAAAAGAATGGTCCTACTGGAAACGTAACCACCGTCAAGGACGGCAAGCTAGTTACCCAGTCTGGTCCAGCCCCTAGGTCTAGCGGCTCTACAGGCAAGTCTGCCCCTACTGCTCCAGCTGCCCCTGCTGGTCCAGTTGCTCAGGCGCAAGGCACTGGCAAGGCAAAGGCCTTTAAGCCAGCAGTTACGACTGACTCGAAGGACGGTGGAGAGAAGCCAGTAGTTCCTCCTCGTCCGTTCAACGATGGCAAGATGGATAGCAAGACAACTTCTAAGCTTCTTGCTCCTCTTAACAAGAAGAGTTCTGGAACTAGCGGAGCCAAGCTTGTTGCTCCACTGTCTGGCAAAAGCCCTACGCAGAAAATCTTTAAGGATGTCCCTGTTGAGAAGCGTCTCTACACAGGCAGCAAGGCTCAGGATGCTTTGCGCGATGATAGAAACGCTGACCGCAAAAAGGGCCGCGAGGCTGATGCTCAGGACAGACTACGCGACGTCAAGAACGCCGAGCGCAAGTCTGGCGCATCTAGCGTTAAGCCAAAAGCAGGCGGTAAGGGCGGCTCTGGTTCTGGCAAGGCTTCAACTGGCGGAACCTTTACCAAGGATGGTCAGTACGTAATTCAGAAGGGCGACAACCTGTGGGCTCTTGCTGAGAAGTACAAGCCTAAGGGTGAAACAACTGCCAGCTACTGGAACAAGGTTATGAAGGCTAACCCTAAGGGTAACTTCAAGTCTGGCAACCCTAGCCTCATCTACTCGGGTGAAAAGGTAAACCTTCCAGGTGTTACTGGTCCTGCAGCTCCGTCTAAGCCAAAATACGGCGATGACAACCGCGACAGCCTAAAGCCAAGACCTGCAACTCCTGGCAAACCTTCGAGCGATGAGCGTCGTGACAGTCTCAAGCCTAAGACAGGCAAGCCGTCAAGTGACGAACGCCGAGACAGCCTGAAGCCAAAGGATAAGCCAGCTGCTAAGCCTAGCAGTGACGAGCGTCGTGACAGTCTCAAGCCTCGACCTAAGCCAGACGCTAAGCCTAGCAGCGATGAACGTCGCGATAGCCTTAAGCCGAAGACAGGTAAGCCTAGCAGTGACGAGCGTCGCGACAACCTGAGACCAGAGCAGAAGCCATTCTTGGATAAGCCAGTCGAATCTGGTGTACCTAAGTCATTGCAGAAGCCAAAAGGCCCTGCCACTCCGCGTCAGGCTGATGGTCCTGCCAAGAGAACCACTAGCGACCCTAAAGACAAGGGTATGGCTCCTGGTAAACCAGCTGCAAAGCCTTTCCTAGACAAGCCAGTAAACTCTGGAGTCCCTAAGTCACTACAAAAGCCTAAGGGACCTGCTACTCCTCGCCAAGCCGATGGCCCAGCTAAGCGTACTACTAGCGACCCTAAGGATAAGGGCATTGCTCCAGGAAAGCCAAAGCCTAACCTAACCCCAGGAACCAAAGTAGGACCTTCTACCCTGCCGTCTAACCAGCCGCAGAAACAGCCAGGTGGTTCTCGTGTAGTTTCGAACAAGCCGTCAATTCCAGACAGCATCATCAAGCGTGGCAAGTCTGGCACCAAGAAGCGCAAATAGGCTTTAGCGGTCCAAAGTATACTAGTTATAAGCGTTTAAACAGAAGGCATAGCAAATGGCAGAAGCTCAGAAGGTTGCCCCTCAGCCTAAGGGTGGTACAGCGGTGACTCCCGCTACATCTGACGTACCTCCCCTGTACATGGCTATTGTGTCTCCTGATGACCCGACTGCTGTTATGCAGGTTGTCGCGCTAACTCCTGAGAGCACCACTTCTACAGCACCTACCACTTTTAAGCGTGTTGAAGGTAAGTGGGTTAAGGATGAGCAGATTCTTCGTGACTTGAAGTCTGCTACTCCTCCCCCTGTAGTTCCACTAGACGCTACTGTTCTTGATGACGTTCTAAAGCAGACCGACAAGGTCAGCCCAGCCATCACTGCTTCTGGTCTTATTCCTATCTTCCGTCTTACTGACCTTGATGAAATCATGGAGAAGGAAGAAGAGATTAGCGAGATAGACAGCCTGGTTGCTTCTATCTGGCAGCCAGGAAGCGAATACGTCGCAGATGAAGAAGACTACTTCTCTATGCTTTCTGCTGAAGACTACGCTTTGCTTGAGGCTGAAGGTCTCCTAGAGGATTTCTCTATTCAGGCTGCTGGCGGTATGGACCGCAACCGTGGTAATGCCGAAGAGCTTCGCCGCTACTGGACTGTAGGTAAGGGTGCTGCCAAGATTCGCTGGGGGACTCCTGGTGACTGGACCCGCTGCGTCCGTCAACTTTCAAAGTACATGGGACCTCGCGCAAAAGGTTACTGCCAGCTCCGTCACAAGGAAGTTACTGGCGTCTACACTGGCAGCCGTTTCAACCCAGGCAACGAGAACTCGATGGACGAGATGTTCTCGAACCGAGTCATAGAGCAGGCGTTCTTGAACGCCAAGGCTAACGAGGCTCGTTCTCGTATGTCTTTGACTGCTGGTGCTACTCCTGCTGGCTATGGTTCTCAGTTTTCTATTCCTCTAGTTCTCCCTGAAGACCACGAGTCTGGTGATGGACGTAAGTTCAAGCCAAACTCGATTGAGATTAGAGAGCTTCCACTGCCTTTGCTTTGGCAGTACAAGACTGGAGACGGTCACACAGGTTCTGTAGTCGTTGGCCGTATCGACTACATGGAGAGAATTGATGGCGGTATTGGAAACGCATATGGTGTGTTTGACAATGGCCCTCACGGTAAAGAAGCTGAGCGTCTAGTTCGCAACGGATTCCTTCGTGGCGTATCTGCTGACCTCGACCAGTTTGAAGCAAAAGAAGACAAATCTGAAAACGGCTCGGATGAGCTTGGCGATGAGCTTGGCAAGAACAAACTCACCATCAACCACGCTCGCGTGATGGCCGTCACTATCGTACCTAAACCAGCCTTCCAAGAATGCATCATCATGCTAGTAGATGGCGAAGAAGAAGAGGAAGAAATGATTCCTGAAGATGGAATTTATGAGGAGACTATCGAGGCTCCAGAAGACAATGCAGCTGCTCTAGTTGCATCTGGCTTCTTGTCTGCTCCTATCCCTGCCGTCCCACCGCGTGACTGGTTCACTAATCCAGCACTCAGCAAGCCAACCCCACTAACTGTTACTGAAGATGGTCGTGTCTACGGTCACATTGCTGCATGGCACGTCAACCACATTGGACTACCTAACAACACCAAGCCACCTCGCTCACGCAGCAAGTACGCCTACTTCCACACTGGTCTAGTCCGCACCAACGATGGCAAAGATGTTCCAGTTGGTCAGCTAACTCTTGCTGGCGGTCACGCTTCGCTACACGCTAGCGCAGCTCAGGCAGCTAAGCACTACGATGACACTGCATCGGCTATCGCTGACGTCCACGCTGGCGAGGACCAGTACGGCATCTGGGTAGCAGGTTCGCTACGTCCAGAAGCTACCGAGGCTCAGATTCGTGCTCTACGCGCTTCGGCTCCTTCAGGTGACTGGCGTCCAGTTGGCGGCTCGCTTGAGCTTGTTGCTGTCTGCCAGGTCAACGTTCCAGGTTTCCCAATCGCTCGTGCTCTTATGGCTTCTGGCTCGGTAGTTGCTCTTGTAGCTGCTGGTGCGTTTGAGATGGCTATGATGCGCTACGACGCAGCTGGTCGTCTTTCGGCTAAGGCTGACGCTCTTAGTGCTCTAAGTGCTAGCGTCGACACACTTAACATCAAGGAGCGTATCGCTGCTCGTCGTATGGAAGCCGAGTTTGGCTACATCTCTCGCGACGAGCGTGAGAAGCTAGCCGCTAAGGGCGAGGCTCTTCCAGACGGTTCATACCCAATCCGCAACGTTGACGACCTAAAGAATGCTATTCAGGCTTACGGACGCTCTAACGAATCAGACCGAGCCAAGGTTCGCAAGCACATCATTAAGCGTGCTAACTCGCTCAAAGTCCGTCACATGATTCCTGACGAGTGGAAGGACCTGGCTTCTAAGGAAGCTACCTTCGCTGTCGACTCGATGCGTGCAAAGATTGCTGCTCTAACTGCTGCAATCCCCCTACCTCCAGAGGTTGACGAAGCTGACGTCAAGGCTGTAGCCGAGGCTAAGAAAGCTGCAGACGCAGAGCGCGAGCAGATTGAAGCTGAAATCGAAGCAAGCAAGAACGGTGAAACCACTGTTGTTGACAAGTTTGGTCCAGGCGGACGCACTGCAAAGTACGTTCCTGGTAAGACTCAGCCTCGTGACGCTGCTGGTAAGTTCCGTAAGGTTCTTGCTCGTCTAAAGCAAGACCTAGGTGTTGCTGGTCTTCAGAGCGTTCTGAAGGAAGTCGAGCAGGCTGAGAACCTCGAGTTTGCTGGTAACTACGCAGGTGCAGCTGAAGCAGCTGGAAACCTAATTAACACTATTGACCGTCTCGACTCAGGTGCTCTAGATGCAACTAAACTCGAGAACGTAAGAAACACCGCTGGTGAACTTGGAAAGGTGATTGCCAACCTACCGTTGCCATTCACTAACCAAGCCCAGAAGGTGCGCTTTTCAGATTTACCTCCAGCGTTGAGCAATCTTATCGACGATATGATTACTCGCGTTGAGGCAAAAATTGGCAAGGAAGATGCAGATATTGCAACCGCAGATTTGAAGTCTTTCATGTCAGGTGGAGATGTATATAGCCAAGCTGAGATTTCATCGAAGATGGCTACATTGCTCCGACTCCTTACCTAAAAAGTAAGGTAAAATTAGTTATAGGTGGAGTGCCTCCACGCCTAGATGCGTGTTAGTCCCTCGGCCTGACTGTTCACCCGTAAGTGCAATCCCGCGCTTACTTTAATAACTGGCCTAAGGAGGTACAGTGGACCACATCAAGGCGCAGCTCGATACTATGGCTGAGCTCAGCGATGAACAACTCGCGGAGCTACAGGCAGCTATCGTAAGCGAATTTGAAGCGGTCGAAGGCGAAGAGCCTACTCCTGAAACAGTTGATGCCATGACGTCACTTGCTGACTCTCTTGACACAGTACGAGGTGAGCTTTCGCGCCGCGAGGTGCAGGCTGCCGAGCTAGCACAGGCCGCAGCCGACGCTACCGCACGTGTTAAGGGCACAGATGATGTCGAAACCGATGGAGAGGTTATGACCGACGATTCAGAAGAGATGGAGATGGAAGAAGTTCCAGCCGAAGTCCCTGCCGAAGAAGTTCCAGCCGAGGAGGCTCCTGTAGAGGAAGCTCCAGCCGAGGAAGTTCCTGCTGAAGAGGAAGAGGTCGAAGAGACCCCTGAGGACGAGGAAGAGGAAAAGAAGATGTCTTCTGAGTATGCTGCCGAGACCGAGGATGCATCAATTAACCAGGAGGAAGCTTCAGAGCTTTCTACCGAAGATGGAGTTCCTGCCGATGCAGAAGCTCCAGCCGAAGTTGCCGAGACAGTCGTAGAGGCTGTTGAAGGTGCAGAGGCATCGACCCAAGAAACATCTATTGAGCAAGACGCTCAGGAAGGGCAGGCACCCGTGACCGCCGCAGCAGAAGAGAGCTTCCAGGCTCCAGCTGACCGCCAGCCTGTAATCGAAGTAGTAGAGGCAGCCAAGGTAGCAATTACCGCTGGCGCTGACATCCCAGGTTACACCGCTGGAACAGAAATCAAGGACATGTACGAGGTAGCTTCGGCTATGGAGAAGCGCATCCACTCGCTTCGTCGTGTCAACGGAGGAGACGGAGAGCAGCACATCGTTGCATCTGTTACCACCGCGTACCCAGAAGAGCGCGTTCTGACAACCGACGCAGAGTCGAACCAGCTGAAGATTAACGCAGTTGCAGGCCCTGAGGCACTTGTTGCTTCTGGTGGTCACGCTGCTCCATTCGAGGTTAAGTACGACATCTACAGCATCGGTTCGACCACCGTTCGCCCACTTCGCGACTCGCTTCCGAAGTTCCAGGCTGACCGTGGCGGTATCCGCTTCGTAACCCCACCTCAGTTCGCTGACGGTACCTACGCTGACGCTGTTGGTATCTGGACTGCTGCTAACGACTCGGCTGAGACCCCTTCGCCTTCGGCTAAGACCTCGCTGACCGTTTCGGCTGCTAACGAGCAGACTGTATCGACTGACGCTGTAACCTTGCAGCTACAGTTCGGTAACCTGATGACTCGTGCTTACCCAGAGCTAATTGCCCGTCACAACGAGCTAGCTCTTGTACAGCACGCTCGTGAGGCTGAGCAGAACATCGCAAGCAAGATTGGTAACGCTTCGACCGCTGTAACCACCACGTCGCTAATCGGTTTCGGCCGTGACTTCCTGGTTCAGATTCGTCGCGCTGCTGTTGCTTACCGTTCGCGTCACCGCATCGACCCTAAGACCCAGCTCAAGGCTATGATTCCTATGTGGGTCTACGACGCTATGGCTGCTGACCTAACCCTCAGCATGCCTGGTGACGGTACCCTTTCGGTCTCAGAAGGAGAAATCAACGGTTACCTTGCTAACAGCAACGTTACCCTGGTTGCTTCGCCTGACCTAACCCCGTTTGGTTCTCAGGGCGCTTCGGCTCTTCTTGAGTGGCCAGACAGCTTCGTATGGTACCTCTTCGCCGAGGGTTCGTTCCTCTTCCTAGACGGTGGAACTCTAGACCTAGGTATCATCCGCGACAGCACACTAGTCGGCACCAACGACTACAAGATGTTCGTTGAAACCTTCGAGAACGTTGCCTTTGTTGGTATCGAGTCTCTGAAGATTACATCGACCATCTCGGTCAACGGTGTAGCCGCTGCCCTACGCGACACCACTGGTGGCGCAACTGCAGCTGCAATCGAGTACTAAAAAAGATGTGGAGGGGGGTCTGGAAACGGACCCCCCAACACACAACAACAAACAGACTTTTAATTTAAGGATTTCAGATGGCTTTCCCAAATAACGGCGTTGTAGAGGCTCCCGCAATTGTGCCCTCCGCCTTTGGCCTACTCGCTGTAGTCAAGCCTGAAAATTCGGCCGATGAAGACCAGTGGGTGCGTGGCTTCTCTCAGGAATGGGAAACAACCCTTTACTCAGCAACTAACTGGGACGCCACTGACACCAGTGATGGTGAAGTAGTAGCTGCTGGTGTACCTACTTACTACACCGAAATCAAACCATTCTTCATTGAAGCAGAAGAGCTTCGCTCGACACTAGGCTTCATGGGCCTCGACCGTATCGCTCGCCTAAAGCGCCAGCTCGAGGGTGTTACTCAGCACGCTATGGAAGTTGAACTTTGGGACGGCGCAGTCCGTAAGGCCGAATCTCACGCTAACCTGGCTCTTTCAGATGCTGCCGCTACAATTCTCAACTCTGGAACTGCACTCTCGCCTAAACGAGCACTTGCCCTTCTAGAGCACACAATTGGCCAGACATCTGACGGTGGCGAGCAGGGTGTAATTCACATGACTCGCGACGTTGCAGCTCTTCTTGCTAGCAACTCAAACATGCTTTTCCACGACACTGGCAAAGACCACCTACAAACTATGGGTGGGACTCCAGTTATCGTGGGGTCTGGTTACACAGGTACTGGACCAGACGGTGCGACAGGTGCAACAGCAACTGCCACCAACAAATGGATTTACGCCACAGGCACTGTCCGCACATATGTGGGCGATGTAGATGTCGTAAACGACAACTTGGCACAAGCTTACGATGTGTCGGGAAACGCGAATGACATGAGGCTAAAAGCAATCCGCCCAGCTGCGGTTTACTTCGACACCTCGATACACCTAGCTGTTCGGGTCGACCTAACAGCCTAACAAACAACAAGATAACCAAGGAGAAATAGCTAAATGGCTACTCAAGAATATGCTGCTAGCATCCAGGGTGTGTCAATTCGTGTCACCCGCCTGGACGCCGCTGGCAACCTACTAACTGGTGCTGGTGACTCATACACCACATCAGCCTTTATGCGTGTCTCGTTCACCCCTGAATATGAAGAGGGCGACGAAATCGTTGAAAAGGGCGCAAACGGTGTGATTTGTGTTTCCTACAAGGCACCAGACACACTAAAGCGCATCACCATGGAGCTCGCTATCTGTGAGCCAGACCCAGAGCTTTCGGCCCTACTTTCGGGTGGTCTACTGCTTCGCAAGGACATTTCGAACAGCGGCAACGCTAACGTTAAGTCTATTGGTTGGGCTGCTCCTGGCGTTGGTGACGACCCAGCTGGTAACGGTGTTGCCATTGAAGCTTGGTCGCACGCTGTATCGGGTGGAAAGCGTGCTTCGGTACTGCCTTACTTCCACTGGGTATTCCCTTACGTCAAGATGCGTCAGTCGGGCGACCGCGTAATTGAAAACGGTATGCTAGCCAACACCTTCGAAGGTTACGGTCTAGGAAACGCTGGTTTCGGTTCGGGTATCGACGGCCGCTGGGAGTTCCCAGTTGCTGCAGAGCGTCCATACGCTTACGCACGTACCTCATGGGCTCCAACTGGTCTCTCGGGCTTCTACACCTGGTCTGACAACTCGACCAACCAGGTCGTATTCTCGGCTAGCGGTTCTGGCACCAAGAACAAGACCACAATCACCATTGCTAACGTTGCTGCTAGCAACGCTGCAACCACTAATAACATCACTGTTGGCTTCTCGGCTGCTCCAGCTCTTGCAGCTGACGATGTTATCAAGGTTAGCGGTATTGGTGCAGAGTTCGACGGTACAGTTACAGTCGTTTCGGCCACTGCAAACAGCATTACCTACACCTCGCCTTTGGCAGATGCATTCAGCAACGTTACAACCAACACTGCGTTGGTCACCAACACCACTGCTCGCATCCAGGTAATCAACTCGCAGACCGAGGTTCGCGTATCGCCAGTACCAGTTACAGCACTTACTGACACTGTAACTGGCGAAGCGTACAACGTTCCTGGCAACTTGCTATACAACGCTGACAACGCTATCGACAACATCATCATCGCTAACGAGACTGGTACAACCAGCGCTAACTAGTGCATGACAACTCAGTGGGCGGTGTATCCAGTAAAATGGATATACCGCCCGCTTAGTTTCATAAAGATAGAGAAGGATTGAAATGGCAAATAATCTATGGATTCAGCCAGAAGACCTGGGCGAATACGCAAACACTGAGTTTGCCACAGAGGCCTGTGAGGTCGCTTCTTACCTTCTCTGGGCTATGTCTGGTCGTAAGTACACTGGAATCACTACAGTAACCGAGCGTTACACCTGTGTTCTTCGCAATAACCGCATGGGTCCATCAACTAAGACCAACTCTCCAGTCCTTTTTGGTGGAGACGTTTATAACATCCCGTCTGGTGACTATGACGAATACTCGGAACTCACAGCAGATGGCCTCTCCCCAGACGCACGTATTCGACTGCGTGGTCGCCCTGTTACCAAAGTTATCGCTATGCGTAACAAGACTGGAAAGATTCTAGACCCTTCCAGCTACTACCTTGTAGACCACTCGACTATTCACGTTGTTGCTGGTACTCCTTGGACACCTTGTAATACAGAAATTACTTACGAGTATGGCACTCCAGTTCCAGTTGCTGGAAAAATGGCTGCTCGTACAATGGCTCTGGAGTTTGCAAAGCTCTGGGCTGGCGATGATGACTGTGCTCTTCCGCAGCGTATTACGTCAATCTCTCGCCAGGGTGTCTCCTACACAATCCTTGACAACCAAGAGTTCATCGACGAACTTCGCACTGGTCTTTACGCAGTTGACTTGTTCCTCAAGACAGTCAACCCAGATAATGCTCGCCGCAAGGCTAAGGTCTTTACTCCTGACGTTCCTCGCGCCCGCCGCTACACAGCTAAGCCGCTTTACCTAACTGCTGACGCTGACTACGACCTAGTTATGACCAGAGACACCGCGGTCACTTGGTCATCTGATGGTGTCGACGTTGACCTAACTGCTCTAGTTGATGAGTCTGGTTGGACACCTGTAGTTACACTACGTAACTACGGTTCAACTAAGTCTGTTGATTTGGACACTGCTTCGATAACTGTAAACCAAACAACAGACATCGTAACATTCACCATCCCTTACTCTAAGGCTCAGACTGCACTTGGAATGGTTGACCCTGGAACTTGGACTCTATACGCCACTAAGACAATTGCTGGAGTAGAGACAGTCACTGAGCTTGCGACAGGCAACCTCAGTATCAAGATGTATGGTTAGGAGAGACCATGGGTTATTTTGATTTGAACGGTGTTTCTGAAGAAGCACTTCCACTTAAAAATCTAATGGACGGAGTTCTCGAGCGCGTCGAGGCCGTCTACCAGTCATACAACGTTCCACTACCAAACCGCCGTTACTGGATGATTGGTGACCCAGCTCTAGACTGTGAGCAGGTTGTAGTTGCGTTTGACCAACTCTACCTAGGCCCTCCAGGTGATGAGATTGCTCAGCCTAACCGTTGTAACGTTCCTCGCAGCGTAACTTTCCGTATTCTAATCTCGCGCGAGATTGCAGTTGTTGGTGTTAATGGACGTCCACCTTCAGGCGACAAGATTCAGCAGACTTCTGTACTTCCTACTATCGACGCCTGGGTTCTAATGGAAACCGTGCGCGAGTTTGACATGTGGGATGAAACTGGCTATGGGCTAGGTGTTGTAGCTACCCTACAAATCCAGGGTCCAGAAGGTGGCTTCCAAACTGTAGGTCTTCAACTAACAATGGCGGTTCCATAATGGCTGTTTATCAATATCGCTACTCTAAGCTAGAAATTTATGATGTCAAGCTGAATGAATTTCTAAATACCAATAGGAGCACAGACACTAAAACCCTGTGGAAGTATTTAGAGATTGGTAGAAAATTAGCAGTAGATAAAGCTAGAGAGCAAGTTGGAGTTAAGACTGGCGCATTGCGGAAAAATATTAGCTCATACCACCTAGGAAACTTTACTGGTCAGTACGTCGGTCTTCGTTCTACTTTGCCCTACTCTTACATCCACCACCAAGGCTCTAAAAAGCACATCATCGAGCCTAGAGGCACGAATCAACTTATCTTCCGTGGTCGTAGCGGAGTTATTGCAACTTACCATGTCAACCACCCTGGTACAAAGCCTAATAGATTCCTAAAAGACCAAATGCGTGGATTTGGCAAGGTTCGTTTTGGCAGATGAGCCTAGGCCCTAACTAGGCATTTCCAGGTCATAGTACAATAGACCTAGGTGCAAACGCACCTTTCCACGATGACTCTAAGAGAAAGATATCAACAAGATGGCAAGATTTAAAGATTTTGGCAAAGGCAAAGACGACGGCAGTCAGTCTAGCGAACCCCTAAAATTTGCTCTTCACGGTGAAGAGTTCGAATGCTACCCACGCCTTCAGGGTAAGACCCTACTACAGTTCGTTGAGCAAGCAAATGCTGACGACGCTGCATCGTCGGCACGTGTTACCCGTACCTTCTTTGAAAAGGTTATGAGCAAGGAAACTTACGAGCGTTTTGACGCTATGCTCGAGGACCCAGAAAAGATTGTAACCGTTGAAGCATTAGGTGAAATCATTGGTTGGCTGCTAGAGGAGTACAGCAGCCGCCCAAATCAGCAGCCAGAGGTTTAGCACTCTGGGCGGTTGACCTCTGGCCGTATGTAAATGGAAAGGCATTAGTAAATGGCATCAAACTATTGGAGATGGAAGTCTCCGACATGCTCGATGTCATTCACTATTTCTATGAAGATGACCTCAACTATCCCTCAGTCGAGGCCGCTCAGATGGCAGAAGCTAGAAGGATTACGGTTTTCAAGCAGCTATATAACGAAGACTATAGATATGCTTCTAAATCTACTACCAGTAGGACTGCAAACTCTTTTGCTGGTCAGTATGACTTCGACGACCCAGTGCCTTTCGACCCAACCAATGCTCCAACCAAGCCGTACATCCCGCCGACAGAAATGGACGCAGATGCTATGGACCCATTCGGTGGCGTGTTAGACGCGCCAGTCAACTACTAGAAACCAGTAAGGAGGTGAGAATATGGCTGTAGTCGGTCATGCCGAGATTATCGTTAGAGCGATTACCAAAGGCGTTAAAGATGACATTAAGCGCGGTTTTGATAGCGTTCAAAAAGATGCCGAAACTGCTGGTAAGAATGTTGGTAAGTCTTTCAATACTGGTGTTGGCAATGCTATGGGCGGCAGAGGTGGCATTGGTAAGTTCAGTAAAGAATCTGAAGAGCTAGCTCGCGCCTTCCATAAGGGCATACGTAGTAGCTACAAGTTGCAGGCTGGTATAGGTGCTTTGGCTCAAAGTGCCATGGCTGCTGGTGGCGGTATTCTCGCTCTTGCTGGGAACATGGCTGGAGCAGCGGCATCTGGTATCGCCTTAGTTGGTGTAATGGCTCAGCTTAAGGTAGCTACCTTAGTAGGAAAACAAGCTTTTCATGGAATCATGGCTGCAGTTAAGCAGTCTGATAAAGCCAGCGGTGAGGCTGGCAAGACTCTTCGCGAACTCCGTGAAGAGATGCAGCAACTTGCGTTTGCTGCCGAAGAAGCTGCACTAGGAGAAGAAGGTGCGGCTATGAAACTGGAGAAAGCCCGCGAGGCTCTCTCCCGTGTACAGAACTTGCCCCCTGACAACCGAGCTCGACGTGAAGCCGAACTTGCATATAAGCAAGCTGACTTGGCATACCGCCAAGCTAAAGACAAGGCTGCTGACCTTCAAGAACAAATAGCCAACCCGCCTAAGAAGAAAGACAAGGCGGGAGATGACCCATACAAAGACCTCACCGAGACGCAAAAGAAGTTTGCAATCTATCTTAAGAGCGTAATGCCTAAGATGAAGGAGCTCCGCGAAGCAGCTGCTTCTAGCTTCCTGCCAGAGCTGACTACGCAGATGAAAATAATGTTTAAGGGCGGCTTCTTCCAAATGCTTGTAAAAGGCTTTGGAGAAGTGAGCAAGGGCTTGGCTAAAGCTACTAGAGGCTTTACTGGAACCTTGTTTGACCCTCAAAGCAAGTCTAATATGGCTGAATTCTTTAAGAATAGCTCTACTACAGTTGGCACTCTAGGTGGGGTACTTGGTAAGGCATTTGGTGGATTCTTAACTCTTATGAGGGCCATCCAACCCCTAATAAGCACGTTCACATCGTTTTTAAACTCTAAAGCAGATAGCTTTGCTAAAAACATGCAAGGCAACTTTGCTAACATTGGTGGATTCTTTAGACAAGCAGGGGATGCAGCCGCTGGATGGGGTAAAATCCTTGGCCGTATTTTTGAAAAGTTTAAAGAAATGATTAAGGCCAACATCGGTCCTGGTACTGGTGGACAGCTTCTTCTAGATTTCTTTAATAGGGGCACTACTGGATTTAAAAACCTTGACGGTGCAGCTGGAGAGTTTGCTCGTAAGCAACACTTCTTAGCAGCAGCTACCAACCTAAGAGCAATGCTTGACAGTGTTGGTAAGATTTTTGGCTTCATGTCAGACCTAGGTACAGACCCAGCGATTGCTGGTTTCTGGGGAATTCTAGCTGAACTTGAAGGCCCTCTATCGGAGATTTTTGAATCAATTACTGGGTCCAGCGATGAACTAGCTAAGATGCTAGTTGCAATTGTTGAAATTGTTGCAGCATTTGCTGACTCTGAGCAGCTAAACGCTTACATGTCGGTGTTAACTTCTGTACTCCAATACATTGCTTCAATTGTTAGAACTCTTCAGCCTCTGATGAAGCTCTTTGGGCCGTTGATTGGTACTCTGGGTGCTGTAGTTACATCTATTCTATTGATTAAAAAAGCAACCATGATTCTGTATGGTTCAGTACTGATTCTAAAGAGCGCTGTAACCGCTATTAAGGTAGCCATGCTGGGCTATAGGGCAGTTACAGCGGCTTCGGCAGCAGCAAACGCAGGTTGGCTGCTTACTGAAAAGGGTGCTACTAAAGCAACAATGCTTAGGGGTAAAGAACTGCTTGTTGCTAACATTAGAACTGCTATGTCGGCAGCCGCGAAAGGCGCGGACGCGGCTGGAAACGTAGCCGTAGGAGCCACGGCTGCAGCTGCGACCCCAGCGGTTACGGCTTTCGGTGTAGCCGTCAACTCTGCCATCTGGCCACTAACTCTCATTGTTCTAGCGATTGCTGCTGTTATTGCAGCAGTCGTTCTGCTTGTGTCTTGGTTCAATCAAATGAAAGCCGACAACGTTAAAAAGGCTAGCAAAGAGATTAACAAGAGTTTTGACGACACTAAAGGCAAGGTAATTGGCGCTGCTGACGCTCAGAAGCAGTGGAGTGCCGCGCTTCTGTCAGTGAGAGACGACCAAAAATCAGGAATTAAGTCTATCCAGGATATGGGTAAAGCCCTTGATATGAACAGTCAGTATGTGAAGGGTAACAAGAACATAACTGTTTCTCAGGCTCTTGCGTATATGGATGCTAAAGAGGCAATGGATACCTACATGACTAACCTAGGTAAACTTGCTAAGAAGAACCTCCCAGAGGCTCAGCGACAGTTCCGCAACATGATTGTCTCCAGCGGTATGAGCCGAGATGCTACCGAAAAAGCCGTTCTTGCTAACAAAGACATGATTAAGTCTTTGGAAAAGCAAGCCAAGGCAATGGGTGACACCATTATGAATGCTGACGGAACTGTCAATGCCATGAAGGCTGTTGATTATGCCATTGGTGAAGGCTCATTCCTTCGTCAAAAAGCTATCCTTGAGCAAAAGAAATTTGCCGAAACCTATGCTAACGCGACCAAGAGCTTCATCAACAGCGAAGACGCTATGCAAAAAGCTACCGAAAAGGGTAAGTTCAGCCTAAAAACTTACCTAACCGAGATGGGAAACCAGAGCAAGGCTCTTCTAAACTGGACTTCTAACATCTCTAAGCTTCAAGGCTTGATGACTGACAAGAAGGCTCTTCAGTCTATTGTTGCTCAGGGGTCTGCTGGTGCTGGTCTAGTTCAAACTTTGGTAGACGGCGGTAAGGCTGCAATTGACCAATATACTGAAGTAACTTCAGCAACTGATAAGGCTAAAGCAGCTGCAGAAAACTACGCTCGTGCCTATGGAGATACTAGAGCCGCTGAGAATATTATCAACAAACTGGCTTCAGTTGGTGGAGCAGTTGGTTCGTCTTATAAATCTAAACTTGCTGGCTTACTCAATAAAGGTGCTGGAGCATTCGAAATTGCTGCTGCATTTAATATCTCCGAGGAGTCTTTGCTAGCTGAACAGCAGCGTATTGACTCTGGTGTAGACCTGGCTAAGAACGTAGACATTACAGCATCCTGGAATAAAGACAGTCTTAATGACGCTAAAAAAGAACTTGATGAGGCCCTAGGTGTTCAGGAATGGGTAATTAGTAATAAAAAGAAAGGCGGCGATAAAGACGGTGGCCTTAAGATTGTTAGACGGGCCACTGGTGGTTTCGTTGGGCATTTTGCTGACGGCTATAGCGGTCGCGTTTCTGGTCCTGGAACTGCTCGCTCAGACCAAATTCCTGCCATGATTTCTAACGGTGAGTTTGTTATGAACGCCCGTGCCACTGCTGCTAACCTTGACCTTCTCAATGCCATGAACAGCAATAAGAATGTTTCGGGAATGGTCGGCAACCAGGTCGGTATCACCATCAATGCCGCACCTGGTATGGACCCAACTCAAATTGCCAAGGCAGTTGCCGCTGAACTAGACAACCAGCTATCTAGAGGTTCCTCAATCTAATGACTAACAAACTTTTCAATACTAGCTTCTCCGTCAATACTGACGGTTGGAATGCTCGCAATAATGCAACCATTGCTCGCACTACCGAAGACACCTATCTCGGTCGTGGAGCCGTTGAGGTTATACTAAGCGACTCAACGGCTGAGAGTGGAGTCTACAATCTAAGCGCTAAAGTTGGATATGTTAAGGGTTCGCAGATAATCTTTTCAGCATATGTGAAAGTCCCAGATGGCTCTCCTAATGTAACGCTTAAGCCAGCTATGTATTTTTACAACTCGTCAGGAACATATCTTTCGGGCACGGTTGTATCTGGGGCAGACTATGACATTTCCAGCTCCGACGGCTGGGTCAGGATTTTTGTGGTCGGGTTCAGCAATAGCTCTTCGGCTGTATCCGTTAGCGTCGCTATACAGGCCTCTTCTTCTTACACTTACGTTTCTGATGCTAAGTTTTTGGCTGATGCTTTCATGCTTGAAGATGGCGGAGTTCTTACTGCCTATACTGAAGGTCAAATCCCTCAGGATTACAAGAACAAAGCTACAAACCTAGGCTTAACGAAGCTACCTCAGCCTCACCTGACTGGTATGAAGTTGAATGCGGATGTCCGCATCAATGGACTTACGCTCAATACAATCGACGAGAACGATATCGTTTGGGTTTGCACGGACATCCAGAACTGGTGGAACCTGCCTGGCATCGAAACTCCAGACATTGCTCGTGGTCTCGATGATGGCTCTTACGATGTCCGCGGCCGTCGAACTGCACGAAACATCACGCTTGCTGGTTCAATCCTTGTACCAGACCCAGCGTTGGCTCCTGCAGCTCGTCAAAAACTTTTGGAAGCAGTAGACCTTGTCTACACTGGTGGCTGGCTGTTTGTAGATGAATCGCCAACCAAAGCCGCATACGTGCGTCTAGTCGGGCAGCCCACAATTGACTCGGTGACCCCTCGTGGTCGTATCAACTTCTCCGTCCCCCTCCGTGCTGGTGACCCAATCAAGTACAGCTGGGAAGAGTCTAACAACGATGGCTATACTGCCATTGGCATGTCTAATCTTCTGACTAACCCTAGCTTTGAAGGAGGGTCTACTACAAAATGGGCTTCTGGCTCTGGCTCGTCATCAGCAACAGCTTCGCTAGATTACGCCTACGACGGCACTTACTCCTACAAAGTCACCTCTAACGGAACTTCGGCTAACTTTGGAGCGTACATTACTGGCGGCAACCGAGTTAGTGTTGACGGCGGGGATACCTACACTTTTTCTATGTATGTTCGTGATGGCAACACTGCCGTAACTTACCAGGCTCAGGGTGTTTGGTACGATGCTAATGGAGACACTATTGGAAGCGGTGCTAGAGGTACTGCTACCGCGGTATCCAACAGTGCTTGGACTCGTGTTTCTATGATTGCTAAAGCTCCCGAAGATGCCGTGAGCGTTCAGCCAATTCTTTATGCAACTACACCTCCAGCGAACGGAACTATCGCCTATTTCGACGCTGCCGAACTCCGTAAAGATACCGAACTATCTACGGACTATATCGGAAACAATGCTTCCAACTTGAACATTGTCAATGACGGTAACGCTGAAGTTGCTGCTATCTACAAGCTGACTGGACCGATTACTGCGCCTGCCTACATCGTATCTAACAATGCTGCTGGGCTTACTCAGACGTTAACTATTCTGACTAATCTGCGAGACAACACATACTCTGAGAGCATCACAGCCAGCGAATTTACTGCTGGAATTGCAACTATAACCACCTCTGCCGCCCACAGCTTCCTGGTTGGCGATGTAATTACAGTGAATGCGTCTAACAACTACTACGATGCAACCAGCGTTACTATTACTGCGGTAACGGACACCTCGATAAGCTACGCTAATCCGACAGCAAACATTACTAGCATTACGCACAACTCAAACTTGGGTACAGTTACTGCAACGGCTCATGGCTATTCTGCTGGAGACACGTTCTACATTAGCGGCTCCAGTAACCCTGTATTTGATGGTGCCTACACAGTCGTGACTAACGTCAGTGCAAATGTGTTTACCTTCACTAAGACTGCTGCCAACCAGACCACTGGCTATGGTGGAAAGATTTCTCGTCAAATCACGTACTCGGACCTGACTACGGGAACAGTTACCCTGGCTCAGACTGACACCTTAGAGATTGACACATACAACAAGACTGTTCTCTATCGTGACCTACCTGATAGCTCGCGTTCAACCCTGGCTGTGAACGTTGACTGGATTAAGTTGTACCCAGGTAACAACATTCACACGTTCTCTACTACAGGCGGCACTGGAGACGCTGAGGTCAAATACCGCTCTGGCTGGATAGGGTAGAATAGTCTTATAAAGACGATTCGACGTGAGGATGTAAATGCCAGACGGCCTTCTACCAGTAACTAGCGCAGCTGCCCCGCGCTATCGCTACTACACGGTAAACATTGTCACCAATACTGTTATTGGTGAAATTCCGTTTGAAGACGTTAGCTTTACCCGTTCGATTAAAACTGCTGGCCCTTTCGAGGGAAAAATAACCATCTCCGAGCAGACTAATAATCTGGACCTCTACAACTCGACCATGCCTGGTAAGACGGCTATCTATGTTGTTCGTGATGACCAGGCGGTGTGGGGTGGGATTATCTGGGGCCGCACGTATGATTTGCAAGGTCGAAGCCTGGCTATCTCTGCCAGTGAGTTCACTAGCTACTTCGGTCGTCGACTTATTTGGAAGAGCTACTCAAACAGCTTTAGCTCGCAATTGATAAAGCGTTCTAAAGATGGATACGTTCTGGTAACCCTACAGAACAACACTCTTAAAGAAGCACTCCCTGTGACGGATAGTGCTAACAACCCGACTTATGTGTCAGTTAACTTTGTTGACAGTGCTCTGCGTAAGTACAGCGGATTTTACCCTCTAGTGGGTAAGGACTCGGCTCCTGCCGCTCCTGCCAACCCTGGCTTAACTGCTTTCTATGTAGATATTCCTAACCTGCCGCCGCTAAGTACTGGCGTCTACGATGGCGTTGGAATCACTATCAACTCTGACACGTATGCTTATTTGCGTGACCTGCTTGAGGCTACCCTAAGCGACTTCATCAGCATTCAGTTTCCTAATGAGGTCATTACTCCAGGTATTAAAGTTCCGTATCGAATTGCAACTAAGCAACTTACTATTGCAAACTCGGTTTACGGAACAGCCACTCTCACGACTTCTGACGTACATGACCTAACTGTTGGACAGCGCGTCGAGGTAGTCAACGTTGATGCTATGTTGGACGGCCAGCACATTATCACCGAGGTTCCAAACAAGTTTTCGTTCAAGTATGTTCTAGATAACCCAATTAGCCGTAGCGACTATGTTAGCCCTATCTACCTGGACAGCAGCCTAAGCACTGCCACCGATGTGGACAATGTCATAGACAAGGTTAAATATCGAGAAGTCATTCAGTTCTTGCCTCAATATGTTAAGCGTCTATCTCGTTCGTCAGGTCTTGTGACAGTAACCTTCAACTCGGTTCACAACTTTAAAAAAGGTAACAAGGTAATTGTTAACTTCGAGAAGAGCAAAGCCACTATCTTCAAAATCAAGGTAGAAAAGAAAAATGCTAAGGGTGCGGTGACTTCCAGCAAGATTGAGGAAGTAAACACTTTTGACTACACCAAGTACAACAACACTGTGACAGTTGAATCAGCGACTCCAACAACAATCACATACCTAGACCCAAATCCAGACTACGCTGACTCTAAATACGACAGAACCGCAAGCACTGTTACCATTAATAAAAACTCGGTCAAACTAGCAACTGAACTACCTCTGCTAAGAATTTATCCAGAAAACTCATCTGGCTACAACATCGGTGACGACATCAGAGTTGATGGTGTAGATGAAGCTGGCTGGGGCTACCCAATCTATGACGGCTACCACAAAGTCTATGACGTTGACCCAGGCACTGCGCTAAGCATCGACAAATACAAGGTCGAGTCTGAATATATAAATGAAGACGAAAGCGACACTAGCTACTTAGGAACGGTGGCCTATCTCTACACTGTAACTGACCCCGCATTCGAAGGTGGAGACTGGATTACTGTTAGTGGGTTCACCTCTGGCCCAGCGAAACTGAATGGTAGGTATCAGGTACTTGTCGATTCTTATTATGAGCCTAGCCTAAGCCGTTATGTCATTAAGTATGTAAAGCCATACTCTACTGTTTCTCTAACGAACGTTACTGGTGTGTCCGTTATCAAGACTGGAGCTTCCTGGCTCGTCTATCAACCAGCAACAAGTGAGACAAGGTATTCTCTCAAATCTGAACCAGACTCTTCTACTGCTATTTCTGGTCTGTACTACACTCCTGCAAAGGGTAAAACAAAAAATAAGGTCACTATCACCACTAAGACTCGACATGGCTTAGCTGTAGGTAGTACCGTTGACATTTTCTTTAGCTTGGAGAGCAAGGACGACAAGACTCAGAAGATTTATGGCGGCCGTGTTACTGTCACTTCGGTTGGCGATGTTGATGAGTTCAGCTATACCCTAGTCAAAGGCAAGCACCCTGAGGCAGCTCCTAAAGACCCTACCAACGGAACTTTAGCAAAAAAGGGTACAGTAAACAGAATAAAGCACTCTGTACTAAATCCTCCGCACATTTCAGTCCCTATCGAAGGTCTTAGAGCGGAGTCTATTCAAAACGGTGGTTCCCTAGTTACCATCTACTCCCCAGACCACGACTTAAGCGTTAACGATTATGTCTCGGTGTCGGTAGACGACAAGACGTATAGTGCCTACAGCACTACAAAAACTCCTGTAAAGGTGAAGCAAGTAGCTGAAAACTACTTTAGATATGAGTCTGGTGCTCCAACAATTGCAGGAGACGTGGCTTCTGTAACTGGTATTAAGTATCTAGAAAATGGGTCAAAGATTCGTCTTTTGATTAACGAGTTTGGAACATATAGCTCAGTAAGTACCACTGCGTCTTCCATGACTTTTAGCCCTGACACGGGTCACATAACATTTACTACGCCATCGGCTCATGGGTTGGTAGTTGGTCGTAAAGTTAAAATCTCTGGATTCCCCGACCCAGTCACTCAGAGTGTGTCTGGAACAACTACTTCTAAGACTATCTCCACTAGCAGTGTCATTAGCTATAACTCTTCTAGTAAGACTGTGTTTATTCGATTCAGCACTGAACACGGGCTGAGTGAGCTTGAAGACATTGATGGAGCCACGCTAACTATTGCTGGAGCTAATCAGGCGGCATCATTCCCTGCTGGAACACCAAACTTTGGTGGGGTTTCGTTGTCTTGGTTGAATGCGACTCACACCATCACCGAGATTCCAGACAAGTATTCGGTTGGCATCAAATACTTAGGCGGCTCGACAGACTGGACTGTCTATGTTAATAGCTACGGTCTTGGCTCGCCTACGACCGTGGATGTCACTTCCGCTACTAAACCTGCCATGTTTGTCCCTGCCTCTGACTATTCTAAGTTCAACTTCACTGCTGACGTTGTTCAGGTTCCGAGCACTACGAAGATTGTATTCAACTACCCAGACTCGGCTGATGATAACTTTACTGGCACTGTTACCATGGCTTCGTTAGGTATTACTGTAAACGTAGTTGCCCCTGCTCAGCGGGGGTCTGGTGCCGAGCAATTGGAAGCGAATGACTTTATAAGACTATCTGGCTTTACAGATGTCGGTACAGATTTATATTCAAAGCTGAATGGTGACGGGTATAAGGTTGTTTCAGTGGCCTCTGCAGGAGCGACCTCAAATTACATCACAATCATCAACCCACTGAGGTCTGGTGGTAAGCCAGTAGCTTACTCCAACAGAACCCTATCTGGAACTCCAGCCGCAACTAGAGGATACGATGTTGGAGGTAGCGTTGTTGTTTCCAACACTCAGGGGTACGCTGGTGTAGATAAGAACGCTTACAGCATCGAGCGAGTTCAGATGGGAGCAGTGGTAAGCACTACTGGAACTATCGGAACTGTGACAACTTCTGGTGGCTATTATGTTGCCACGATTACTTCGATGTCTAGTACCACTGGACTGTCGGTAGGTGAGGTTATAACAGCTACTGCTGGAACTGGAAATGTTGGTTCTGGAACGATGACGGTAGTTTCGATTAATAGCTCTACGTCAATTAGTGTAAAGTCAACTACAACATTTACTGCTGGCTCAATTACAAACCTAAGAGGCCTAGCTGCCACAGTTACGCTTACTGGTACTCACGACATGCTTGTGGGTGAGTACGCCAACATCCGAGTGTTCAATGATGATTTTGACGCCTTCAGTCAAAATAACAGAGATGTGACTCTAATAGACGTAACTTCTAGCACAGTCAAGTACAACGTTAGAAAATCTACTGACATTGAATATGTCTCCTTTGCAGCTGGGAAAGCTACTGTCTACTTTGTTGAAGGGGCAGACGGCTCCCACGGCTACAACGTTGGTGATACTGTAACTATTGCCAGCGTCCCTAGCCCATACACTGGATTCAACGCTACTGGCGTGACTATTGTCGCTGTTGGTCCTACCAGCATTACATACGATGATGCTTCCTATACTTCTAAGATTACTAAAACCGCTGTCTCGGCTGGAACAGTCACAAGAACGGCTGTAGTAGCAATCGATTCTAATGTTGGTGGTGTACTTACTAAAGTTCCAACTATTACAAAAATTCCAGCAGTATTTGCCAGAACCTATGGTGAGTTCCCTGGCAACGCTAATGTTGGTGGAATCACGCTCTCTACTCAGGAGTACAGCAACAAAAACATGGAGAACTCTCCACTATACGGAAGTAGGCTACAAAGCCTGTCTGAAGTTCTGGAAGCCTACTCCAACACAAAGAGCGGTTTTGACTATCGAGTAGATGTTGCACTGGAATATGACGCTAACGGAAACAAGGTGTTTACAAGAACTTTTGTTCTCAAGCCAATTGTTCCGCAGAGCCTTACTGACTACCTAGCTACTCTTCCAGACGGAAAACTTGCTAGAGGTCAGGTAGCCACGCCTAATGCTTTTGGTGCAGATAAGGTTGTCTTTGAGTACCCAGGCAATATCTCGAACGTGAGCCTGGCCGAGAAAGCAGAAAACGCGGCAACTCGTGTGTTTGTTAGCGGTAATAGCTCTGGCGCTGGTGCTGGAGCTGAAGCACCTTACTCGGCAGCAGCGGCTACTGACCTACTTGCCGACAACTGGCCTCTTCTTGATAAGAAAGAATCAGTAAAGTGGCCTAGCGGCACTTCCAATGAAGAAACCACTAACACCTCTCAGACGGACGAGTGGGGTAATCACGACGATGAAACTGACTACCACGCCAGTGCTGTTAGATTCCTAAGTGAGTTCAGACCGCCTGCTGGTGATTTTGTGATTGACGTAAACGGTTCCTTGACTCCAGTAATTGGCTCATATAACCCAGGCGACTGGTGCAGTATCATTATTAATGACAACTTTGTTAAGACGCGTCTGAACAGCGTACTTGAGCCAAGAAAAGACGTAATCGTGAGAAAGATTGATGCCATTAGGGTAGATGTACCTAATAACCCAGCATTCCCTGAGAAAATCAGCCTCACTCTAGTTGCAGACTGGGAGGTAGACGCAGTTGGCAAGTAGAAGAATGAATAGGACCAAGAATTTTGGGTCCTACCTAAATGCACTGAACTCCCAGGTCTCTGATGTAGCCGCACGTAATGAAATCACTAGCATCAGTGCTGGTGCGATTACTGGCGATTCTCTAGCCGAGAACGTAACACTATTTGGAAGTGCGATTCAGAGCAGCGACTATGTGTCTGGTTCTACTGGTTGGAAGATTGACGGAACTGGTGTAGCTGAATTTGCTGACGTCTATGTTCGCGGCGATATCAACGCTGAAACTGGAACCATCGGCTATTGGAACATTAGCTCTCCTGGTGTAACTCGCACAATTGGCGACCGAGTCTTGTTTGGTACGTTCCTTGAGAGCAACGATTTCGGTCAAAGAGACGATGAAATTACCGAAGGTGTCTACGTTGGCCTATTCAAGTCTTATTTTGAAGATGCCTCCCCTGTAACTTCTAGAACTCGAACTAGCAACCTAGCAACAATTCTTATTAAGAACAACGCTTATCAGCCAGGCGATAGGGTTTTTGTCACAATAAACGAAGATACTTCGTTTAACAACGGCGGTCTACCTGTAACCGTAATTGCCAGTACAAGCGAATCAATCACTTACTACAATGTTGGCTCTGACTTCCCTACCTACGATGTAAACGGTATCCCTGCGTCTACAGTCACTACTGGTGAAGCCGTTCTTTACAATCCAGATGTCGCTGGTCTTTACATTAGGGATTATGGGAAGACAGCTCTAGATTACGGCTACTTCTCAAACCAGGGTGTGGCATATGTAAGTGCTAGCCGCGTTAACCTAGTCCACAACCCGAGCTTTGAATACAACCAGCTCGCCAATGTCACGGCAATCTCTGGCTCTGGGTCTGTTGTTACATATACTGCTAGCAACTCGTTTATGGCTGGACAGACTGTAACAATCACAGACTCTGACGTCGAAGCTTACAACTTGACTAACGTAGTCATTGCTAGTGCTAACTCTACGCACTTCACTGTAAGCAGTACTGCAACTGGCACTGGCAACACCGTAGCAAATGCCGTATCTCTAGCTGCTAGCAATTCAGCTTGGAAGTTTGGAAACACTGCCAGCAACACTACAATCTCTACCTTCCGTTACAGTAACCTAGGCAATCAACTCCTAACTACAAGTACGTTTGCTGGATATGGCTCTTGGTCTGCGACTGCACCATCAGCAGCTAGGTATTTCCGAGGAACAATCAACTACTCCAAGGGCGTTGACTACAACGTATTTGACTTGGATAAAGTACTTTACCTAAGCTACGATACTCACTTCAATGTCACTCCGTACTATGCCGAGTATTCGTCTATCTCGGCTACTTCCTCAAACTGCACCATCACGACAAATGCTGCTCACGGGTTTAGCGTTGGAGATATTGTAGTTATAGACTTTTCTCTCATTGATTTGTCTGGGCAAGGCGCTGAATTTGTTGGCAATACTTCTGACCCATCGCTTTGGTACACTAGTGCAAACTACAACATCGCGGCCGTTGAAGTTCTAGCTAAAACAAACACTACATTTACTTATGCTAATCCAGCTGCAAATGCAATCTCTGGAACCGTTGTCCCGACGGCAAACGATGGTCGAGACCTACGAATCTATAAAATTCCTTATGGTGCGGTTGACCTAAGTCAAATTACTTTTGAATACAGCAATGGGCAAGCGACCGTTGTGGCAAACGTTGTCACAGATATGACTACAGCTTCGTGGACATCCAACCAAAATAAGTACCTCTCTCTTGACCCAATCAATTACTTCCTTCAATACATCTCACCTACTGAAGGTTTATCTCCTCTTCAGCCTGTAGGGTCAGTCCCATTGATGGTGGACTCCAACAAACTTAGATTAGATTACAGTACCAAGGATGCAGCTGGCTATGCCGCTAAAAATAACATAACCCTGAACCTACCTTGGGTGGTCTATGCTCAGAGACAGAATGCGGCAGCAAATGTCTATACATCCACTACTGCCTTCCAGATGACTTCTGTAGTGGCTGTTAGTGCTATTTCTGGCAACGGAACTACAGTCACGTATACAGCGAGCAACAACTTTGCTGTTGGTGACCGAGTAACTATTACTGGAGCTACAACTTCTGCTTATAACCTGAGCAACGTTGCTGTAGCTAGCGTTATTGGTACAGCACCTAACTACACTGGTTTTACTGTAACAAACTCGGCCACGGGTACTACATCTACAGCTACTGCTACTGGCTATAAAGGTGTTACTACTTTCATTGATGCTGTCTCTCTATCAACCGAGCCTATCCCTTTCTTCGGCGATAGCTCGGATGACTATTCGTGGGAAGACCCTACGCTAAACAGTACTGACCAGATTTCTCTGCAAGATACTAAAAAGTGGTTGGACATTAATCTTGATGACCAGACTGGCTCTATATCCAATCTGGATTACCTAGGATTTAAGCAAAGTAGGCTCAGTGTGCCTATGCTAACTCAGCCTAAAATCAGCACGACAACTGACTACAGTTCTGATATCGGTTCTTTCCACTCACCGCACTACGATTACGAGAATCTCGAGATAAGTAGTGGAGCTGTCTCTACTATCAATCTAGATGGAACGTATTACAACACCTTTGAGTCAAAAATCAACTTGTCTTCTTCTAGGGTGAAATCTGCTTCCCAGATAATTTCTACCTATGATGACGGCAACGGTGGCACTAACTCGGCCTCAATAACTGCTGTAGCGGATGTGACCAACACCTCTAAGATTGACTTAAGGGCAGACACTGTAAATTTCTATGGTGATGCCAAAGTAGATATGAATAGCGGGCTGTATGCCACGTTTATCTATAGCAATGATGCCCTTCTTCCAATCTCTTTTCAAAATAACGTCTCGACATACGCTGACTTAAGTGTTGGAGGGGTGTTTACCGCAGAATCTACTGCAGATTTTCAGGACTATGCAACATTCACTGCAACCACTCCTACATACTCTACAACTGACTCGGCAAATACTGGTGTATTCATCTCTAATAGCAACTTCATTGCGGTCCAAAGAGATAGTGCAACACCGCTGTTCATACATCGTCAAACCAATGACGGAACTCTGATTGACTTTAGAAGAGCTACTGCATCTGTAGGTAGTATTTCTGTGTCTTCTGGTACAGTCTCCTACAACGCCTTCATGGGTTCGCACTATACGGAACTGGAGAACCTAGCCACTAGCAACATACTTCGTGGAACCGTAGTCGAGTCGTTAAATGAGCTTGTTTCTGAAATATACTTTGAGCAAGAGCGTCTTCCGAAAGTTAAAATCTCCGACACTGTTAGCAGCACAAAGGTTTACGGAGTATATGTAGCCGCTGACGTTGATGAGGATACTGAGAACGGATGCTATGTAGCCGCTCTTGGAGCGTCGTGGGTTCGTGTGGCGTCTGGTGTTACTGTGTCTAGAGGAGACTTGCTTGACTCTAACGGCGATGGCTGTGCCAAGGTTCAGTCTGATGATGTGATTCGTTCGTCTACTATCGGAAAGGTCACTTCGGCTACGCCAATTGAGACCTACGAAGATGGTTCTTACCTAGTACCTTGCGTACTGTATTGTGGGTAGTATGTACAAGATTATGAAATCCGTAGACGCTGATGGTAACGAGATTTACCAGGTATTCAACAACATCAGCAAACGCCTTGTTGGCACATACGCAACTTACGAAGAAGCCAGGAAATCAATCCTCGGTAAATAGCTGACTAGCCTTCTTTTGCATCAGCTTATCGTGAGCTTTTCTAGCAGCAGCACGCTTCTTAGTTTGCTCTTTCTCGGCACGAATCATACGCTCAGCTCGTTGAGCGTGATACGCGTCAACAGCATTAGCACTTGTTCTACTCTGCCACTCAAAGCCACATTCGGTACATTCAACCATTCGCATAGTTGCCCAGCGGCCACCATTAGGGCGTTCGACCGTTTTTGTTACTAGGTCTATTGTTCCAGTGTCACATCCTGGGCATTTTGGAAAACGCTTGCGACGCATCTCCTGGCCTTCCCAGTTGATAGAAAGTGTTCGCTTAATGCGACGCTCATCCATACCGCCCCAGATGCCGTAAATTTGCTTATTCTCTAGAGCGGACTTGGCACACATTAGTCGTACTGGACAGTCCATGCAAATTATTTTTGCCGAGGCTTGTTTGTTTTTATTAGTCGAGAAGAAGAAATCTATCTTGTCTCGGTTTTCTGGTTTGGCGCAGGCTGAGTCTTCGTGCCAATCTTCGCTAGGTATCACTCGTAAGCCACCTCTACGAGAGTAATCTCGTGAATCGTGTCTACTTCAGTGCCTTCGGTAGTGTAGCCTTCGTCGTCGCAGATGGTCCAATACATGTCACCATCAACTGGACCAGCGTAGGACTGCTCTATTTTGCCTTCGTCTATGAGTTTGAATGCTTGACCAAGCGAGGACACAATTCCGTCTCGCTGTAGACAAGATGCTAGGGCTCGCCTAACTATCTCATGCTCAACATCAACATGGTCTTCGGTATAGAAAACCACTCCGCTGTCACCAAACGAATAGTGGTAGGCGTAGCCTTCCCATTCGGACCAGAGGGCCTCGCCTTTTCTAGAATCTTTCATGTTAAGATTCTAACTTGTCCAGAGAGCTTTTGTATGAAAAACACTCCGTAAAGGTGAAATTAATTTCCTGGCGTTAAAATAAAACCGTTCTTGACTTGTCCGTCAACAACTACAGTATATTTACCGAACTGAGTCACGTCTTCCTTCTCTTCAAGGATTTCTACTCGCATTTCGGTAGTGACTTTTTCTGCCACTTCTGGTTCTGGGATTCCTAAGAAGTCAGCAATGATTTCTGTCGCAAATTTGTTTGCTTCGACAGCATCGTCTGCATTGAACTTTAGGTGGAAGTTAATGCGTGCCATTACTTAATTCTCTTCTCAAGCTTGTATGGTGAGTAGTGAACGCCATCTAGTACAGGTTCCTTACCATCAGTTGACTTGAAGATAATGTCACCGTATCGAATAGCAGCTACTTTACCGCGACGCCCGTTGTGCATTGCACCAGTTGCGTCATCGAAAGCGTTAGTAAGAACTCGAACTTCGTCACCGACAGTAATCTGACCTGGCTGAGCAGGAATCCAATCCTCATCTGGAGACTCTTGACCAGCTGTTAGAGCCTGGTTTAGGGCAAGCTTACTGAATACTTCTACGGCTTCTTTAGCTAGTGCTGGGGATAGGTTCTCGCCTTCCCATAGCTCAAGGAGCTTTAGCACGGCCTTACCTGAGCCAATCTTTACCTTGGCTTCTTGCATCTGCTGGCGTACCCAGTCAAAATTTACTTCTGGCATTTCTTCTCCTAGTTGTTTTTTAGTAGGTTTTTTAGAACGGTTAGTGATTCTTCGATTTCTGGAATGGCATCCAGATACGTCTGACGTTGCTCTAGTGCGTGCATGTATCTCTCTTGCGCTGTCATTTCTTCAATTTGATAAGGAAGAAGTGCCCAGCGTGGAGAGATTTCTGCTGACTCACGCCACTCGGTAGCTACTGGGGTCAGGTTGCTTAGTGCCTGAACCAGCGAGTATGACCACCAGGTCCCGCCTGAGCGTTCCTGAGGGGAGAGCAGTAGACCAATTGAGTGGTGGATGTTGTAGAGAGCTTCTTCGTCTGTGTCGCTCTTCTTCTCACGAAGTGGTTTGATTGGGTGCTTTACTGTTTCGGCCACTTTCTCAGACCATTTTGATGTCAGGTTAGTGGAGACCCAGGCACTGTCTTCATTTTTAGCTTCGTTGATTGGGTTTGTGTGGCTGTAGTAGCGGTCAAAATTGAAGCCAAGAAGACTACTAGCAGCTCCAGATGGCAGGTTAGAAGCGACAGATTCGTCGTCTTTCCAAGGCAATCCAGGATATAAAGTGATTGGCCAGGACTCGGTCAGGAGAAGCCTACAGGCGGCCACCAGACGCTCTAGGACGGCTTTTGAGCGGGCCTCTAGGTACTCGGAACGCTTGGAATAAAAGGGTTTTACGAGGCTCTCAGGGTTGTTTACGACCGAGTTTAGGCTTGGCTCAATCTGCCACTGCTGAGGGCTGTCGACTACTAATTTAAGTTTAGGAGAGCTGAACATTAGCTCAAGTACGCTCAAAGCTCCGTAGGCTTTATTAGCACTTACGGACGTTGGCGGAACAATGCCTACAAAGATTGCATCAAATTGTTCTAGGTATTCTTTGGTCCATAGGACGCTTGCTGGTTGCCAAACTACTTCATGCTTCAGGGTCAGCAGAGCGTCATTCAGTGTGCCAAAAAAGTTCTTGTTTTTCTTATTGGCTTTTGGAGACGTGTGGCTTGATGCCATACCAGTTAGAAGTATTTTCATAGTTTCCTTTAGTAGAAAGGGGGCATCACTAGGATGCCCCCTCCGCTACATTGTTTTAGAACGGTGCGTCAGTCGCGGCCACTGGAGCAGCAGGTGCTGGGGCAGGGGCAGGAGCTGGAGCAGGTGCTGGGGCTGGAGCTGGGGCAGCAGCCTCAAACGGGGTTGTAGGTACAGCGACCTCAGGAGTACCAGCAGGAACTACGTAGTACATCTTGATTTCGTTCTTCTTCGAACCCTGCCAAACACGCGAGCCAACCTGGCCACGGAAAGTGCGGTGAAGAAGAGCGGCCTCAATCTGAGCGTTGCTTGGGTTCTGGTCGAAGAATGACTTGGCAAGACCAAGAGCACCCATCTTCTTGAAGAACATACCTAGAGCAGCGTTGTTCTCAGGGGAGACAACCAGGTTGTCCCATACGAGACGCTTTGCGTGTGGACCAGACTGTACCTCGGTCTTGAGGGCAAACATGGTCTTGCCAGAGGCCGAAACCTTGGCTGTAGCTTCGACGACCTTTAGGTCGTAGTCGCCGTCTGGTAGTGGCTCGTAGCTTGCTACATCGCCTGCCTCTTTAACGAGGTCGCTCCAATTTAGTGAGCTCATAGGTATTAACCTGCTTTCTTAGTGGTTGGTTTAGTTTTCTCTCCGAAAACCATGTCGAGCATACGCTCAATGCCAAGGTCTTGCTGCTCGACAATTTTGCCGAGACGACCTTGTACACGCTCACCAGCTTCGTACTCTGGTGTGCGCTCTACATACATGCGGCGTACCTTGTAAGGAGGCTGCATCGGGTCTGGGTTAGGGACCTGCTCCACGGCGATTGCGCCTAGGATGTCGTAGAAATATGGTGCCTGAATTGCTAGCTGACCCTGTAGGTAAGGACGGTATACGCCATCCTGACCCTTACGGGACATAGCAGTCAGAACAACAGCCTCGAGAGGCTGAGTAGGGTGATTCGTCAGGTCACGTAGGTCGCGCAGAAGAGCACCCATGTGGCGAAGTAGCTCGCCCCACTGCTGCATCTTCATCTGCTCTGTGCCTGCGATGTTGTCCATGCACTTGACCTGGAGCTCCGAGATGGAGTCAATAATCAAAGACTTGAACTGGTGCTTACCGCTCTGAAGCCATTGGAAGGCTTTCATAACGACATCGTAGTCACGAACCACTACTACGACAGTGTCCCAGGTTCCGTCAGCCACAGGTGGCTCTTCGCGGATTGGGTCCCAGTACTTGACGTTGATTGGGAGGAATCGGTGTCCACCCTCTACGTCAAGCATTAGGCGTGGGTAAGGTGCTGTAACAGCAAGGCTGGACTTACCAACCTTGGATTCGCCGTGAACCATAATTGTCAAACTGCGTGTTACTTCTGACATTACTCACTTCCTTTCTTCTCTTCGGTATTTCCATAATAGTCGTAAGGGTTACCAACCGCAAACGAATCTTCAATAGCTGCTTCTGCAGCCGAGCCGTCGTCCACTAGTGGACAAACGGAGAAGAACTGACACTTCCACTTGCAGTCACGACTTGGGCGAGGGTAGGCCACTTCTTGGTGGTCTGCGCCTTTGTCGAGAGCATCGCGGACGTTAAGCATATCACCGACGGAACCCTGGAGTCGCTTCCAGAAGTTACGCAGTGCGTAGATGTTGTGACGTACTTCAATCTGCTGGTAGAAAGGCGGACGTGCATTGGCAGTACGCTTTACTTTCTTTAGCATCGTGAAGATACCGCCGTCTGAACGCTCGCCTTCGGCGTTCTGAGCAGCTTCCAAAACCATGTAGGTAAGAATCTGTTCATTCATGTGAGCAGTCGCACCGAACTCGGTGAACGAGCCACCTACGGTCTTAAAGTCACGGAACATGCGAGCACCATCAGACTTGCGACGAACACGCATGTCGAGCTTACCTTGTAGCTCAACGCGTCCATCAAACATTGGCATCGAGATAATCTCTTCGTTCGAGATACGCTCTAGCTCAACGTCAATACCTTCGTCTTCAACCCACTCTAGGTAGCCCTGAAGCATGATGTGTCCGAGTTCGGCTTCTGCTTCTAGGTCCGAGGTGTCGCGGTATGAATCCATCAGAATCTTGCGGTCAGCAGCTACAAGCTCCGAGTGAATCTCGAGCAGGTCGAGTTCCATGTCTGACGAGTAGTAGCGGTCCATAGCTTCGTGGATTCGGGAACCAAGTGCAAGTGCTCCAGTGAACTCCTGCTGCTTTGGCTTAAGACGGCGGTAGTAACCGAAGTACCACTTACGACGGCAGTCTTTGAATGTTTGAATCTCCGAGTTGGAGATGCGGATTGGTTGTACGTCTGTCATTTGTCTCTATCCTACTTCTCACTCTTGAGCATGTCAAGTAGCTTAGCCCTGTCTTTTACAACTTGCTCAAAGTTGTCGGCCTTGGTATCGAGAGCCTGGATTACACGCTCTTCGATTGTGTCCTCGGTCACGTAGTCAGTAATGAGAATCGAGTCGTGAATCTCAGAACCGATGCGGTGAACGCGGTCCAGTGCCTGCTTATAGTCGACTAGCGACCACGGACGCTGGAGCATTACTAGGCGACGTGCAGCTGTAAGGGTTACACCCACACCGCCAGCCTGTGCAGTGAATAGAATCCACTTAATCTTGCCTGACTGGAAATCATCAATAGCCTTCTGACGTTCGTCTTCGGACTGAGCACCAGTGATTAGACCGTGCTCGATACCTTCCTTAGTCATGCGTGCGCTGAGGAGTTCGATTAGCTGACGCGATACGGCGCAAACAGCAACCGAGTCGCCTTCGTAATCATCGTTCTTGATATCGTCCATCAGAGCATCCACCTTACAGGAGGGGTCCGACAAAACAATCTTCTCTTCGCCAGTGACTGGGTCAATAACTACATCTGCATACGAGCTAGCAAGTTGTAGCAACCGCAGGGTCTGAGTCAACGGGTTCGGAGCAACTACAGCATCTCCGACTTCGCCATCAGCTTTTTCTAGCAGGGTAATCATGTTCTCGCGCATCTGCTTATAAGCCTTAGCCTGCTTAGCGGACATCTCGACATCGCGGCGAGTAGTCATAACTTCTGGCAGCCAAGGAAGTACACGAGCCTTTAACATGCGACGCATGCGTGGGTTGATGGCTGAGTAGAACTCTTCCTCCATGTGAGTCTTCACACCAAGGACCATCATCCCACCGAATGCGTTTAGCATGACGTTCACCATGCGGTCAATCCAACGAGTCTTGCTAGGCCATTCTTCTGGTGATAGCCAGTGCAAGATAGCCCACATGTCAACAACGTTGTTGGCAATAGGTGTACCTGTTAGGGCGTAGCGAATGTCTGCATCTCCAGTAGCAGCCCACAGTGCTCGAGACTGCTTAG